CCCGCTGTCCCCCTATCCAGCCCATGCCAACAATGTGAAGGTCGGCGGTTGCGTGGTTGTTTTGGGGGTCCAGCCATGTGCGGCCCTGGAGTATGGCGTTATTGGCGTAGTTGCATAGAAGCTGCAGCGCCTGCGCACCGGATACCGGCGGGGAGGGACGGGGGATATTGTATAACCATACCCATTCGCCACATTCCGCCGTTATCCCGTACCGCTCCGCTCCCGATTTGACCGGCTTATCCGTGGTCACGTCCATCAGCTCCAGGCCGGGGCTGACGATTTCCTCCACTCTCTGCAGCGTGGTTTTGACCTCCGTGGAACTCCACAGATGGGGGTATTCATTCATCACCGCCAGCGGCCCGACAAAGTGAAAGGCTACGGAGGTTTCATCCACCGTGTAGGTATCCAAAAACCACCGCCCTATACTGCATACTTCCTGATCCACGTACATTCGAACCAGCGCCTGGGTGTGGAATCTCCGGAAGGTGGGAGTGGTGTATTCCGTTTCTGGATCATATCTCCCTCCCAGGTTGTCGACCGTTACCGAAAGGGTCTTTTGGGGAAGCTCCAGGCAAACGCCGTCGTTGATATCTACGTAACCGGCCGACAGGATATCCATCCGCCCGTAGGTTTCCAGCGTCCCCATATACACCTGATATAGGTGCGCCCGACGTTGGGGACCGTTCATAGCCAGTACCGTGAGAGAGATATCCGCCATGGAATCCCCCGGCAGGCTGGTGAAGCGGAATACACCGTCGGTTGAGGTAAGGACGGAGGAATAGCTCCCTTGTACCGCCTGCACCTTCCCGACGGCCGGATCTGCCTCCAGCACCAGGGAAACGGGGGAGAGCGTCCCCCGCTGCTGCACCAGCGTGACCCCGCATGAATCGATGGGGTACAACCCGGACGAATCCGCCGTTGTGCCAGACATGGCCGGGCTGATATAGTAGGATACATCCGCCAAGGTGTAGGACCCGTCCGCCCGCATATAGTCGCGCTCCAAGGCCGCCTTTTTCGGCGGCGGGTCCCCGCTCACCCGCAGCATATCGCTGTAGTCCGCCTCATCCGGTCCGGTCACGCTATAGCTGATTTGAATGTCCATATCCAGTCGGATGAGGTCCATCTCCAGGGATATCGCCGCCTCCCGGACATCCTGGTCCATCATCTCCTTGTATTTCCCGCTTACTGGATACATTCTTATCTCCCCGTATCGATCAAATTTAGTTTACAATCCCGAGCGATCAGCCATATTCCAGTTGCCGGGTCAATGCGGAAGGGGCCGGCGGTCCGGTCGTTTACATACATATGCCGAACAATGACCGCCCCTTTCGCCATATCGTAGTATTCAACGGCTGATACAAACTTGCGTTCAAATTGCTGCAGTAGGGAGGCCCATGTCTGCGCTTCCATGATAGTCCATTTAAGTTCGACTTTACTCTTATCCCTTCCCACGCGCTGTCCTATGAAAATTCCCTCATTATTCAATCCGCCGCTGACATTAGTCGATTGTGTTTGTAAGCCGGATTCGCAATCCGGGTATGGATATCTCGATCCATTGACGGTTATAAAAGTATTTTGCACATCATCACCCCGTAACGACAGGATAGCCCAGGGCCTTACCGCCTCGGTTTGCCGCCTGCGCTATTTCTCTATCCTCGATATATAACCGCAGGTCTTTGTCTTTGATGGCTTCAAGGAGCGTGGTTATTCCTTTCAACAGGTTCAGCACTTCCGGGTCTCTGGCGCCGCCGATCATATCCACCAGGGTGTTGAGAGGGGCCACAACCTCCGGGTTAGACCTCGCCCCGCTATACTCGCCTATCATAGCGAGGGTTGGCGCGGAAACAATTCCGCCCGACGCCAGTTTCGGAATAAGGGGAGGCTCGGCAGGCATGGAAAAATGCCAATCCTGACCGAATATATCCCCGATGGCTCCGGCAATACCGCCGATACCGTCCACAATGCCCTTCACGACATTGTAAACGCCGCCCCATAACATGTTGATCCCATCAATAAGAATGTTTATGGTGCCCTTTGCCACGCCCTCCATGGTTTCCCATACGCCGTTGAACGCTTTTTTGATACCGTTCCATGCCTTATCCCAATTTCCCGTAAAAATCCCTGTCAGGAAGTCCAGGAGGCCGGATAGCGTCTTTATGATACCGCCGATAATGTCCGATATCATAGCTATTACCGTTCCCACCACGTCGCCTATAGTGCCGACGATCAGAGTAATGGGCGGGCCAACTTTTTGGACGATATAATTGACCACAGGGGCCAGGACGTTGTTCCATAACGCCAAGCAGAATTCGGAAACAGACCCAAAAAAATCGGTCAAATTGTCCCACAAGGGTTTCAAGTGATCGTTCCACAACCATGTCACGGTTCCGGAAATGCGGGTGAATACCGGCTCTATAACATTGCTATAGAGGGTGTCCCATATCTCCCTGACCGATTCTTTAAAGCCCTCAAATCCGGACAGGATACCCGCTCCATGTTCATCCCATGAGGCTTTGATCCCGCCGAAAATATCCGAGGCAACTGTCTTTATATGCTCGAACGAGGGCATAAGTATATCGTCTGAAATCTGGCCGAACCGACTGCAGGCAAAATCAAAATCCTGTGCAAATTGGTCCATCACCACGGGGAAGGTATCTTCAAAAATAGGGAATAAGGTATCGGCAAACCCACCGAACACGGTGGGAATAAAATCACCGACCACATACTCGCCCATGGGCTTTAAGGTGTTTTTCCAAAGGCCGGAAACAGAATTTCCAATACTTCCGAACGCCTTGCTGATAGGCGCTTTGATCTTTTCAAACGCCTTTTTGATCCTTTCAGCAGCCTTTTCCACCTTGGAGGTATCCGGTTCCACAACCTGCACGGCCATACTCAGGCCAGACGCTCCGGCAGAAGCGGCGGGCATTGCGGAAGCATTGCTTTCGGCGCTGTCCTGGGATAATATGTTCAATTCGTCTATACTGCTTTGCGCACCCTTGGCCGCCTTGCCGGTTTGGGTTATGTTCTGCGCAAGTTCTCCTTGTGCGGCGGCGGCCTGCTCGGTTGCGACTGCTGATTGCTGTTGGTCTTTGGACTGGCTGCCGAACACCTTTGAAAGAACGGAGCTGACGGCGGTTGAAAAATCCACCAGCTTTTGCAGCGCGGTATTGAGGAATTGAATTACCGGCGTTAGTACCTGTAGCAGACCATTCCCCACCGTGGCCATGAACTGTTTCCACCGCTCGGACAGTATACGGGTTTGATTCGCCCAGCTTCCGGAGGTTTTCTGAAAATCTCCGGCGGCAAGGTTGGTTTGTTCCATGACATACTTATAGCGTAGCTGCACCTGTTCAGCCTGCGTCATGGCGTCCGTGGTCTTTCCGAATCCGTTTGCCAAGGCATAAGCGTCTAGGTTGGTCTGTGTCATGACAACGCCGATCCGCTTCAAACTTTCCGTTTCGCCGGGCCATATGGATTTCATGAGTGTATCGGCTTCGGACTGGCTCATATTGTAAAAGGAAGCAATATCGCCGGTCCGTTCCGCCGCCTGCATGGCCATATTAGCCGCCTGTTGTCCCGCGAGACCTAGTCCCTTGGACATGGCCATGTAAGTGGAGGCGGTCTGTTTGGCCGCAAGCTCCGACATCCCGAATTTTTCGATAGTGGTTTTCGACCAGGCTTCCACCTGCGAGGACATACCGCCGAACGCCGTGTATACTACGTTTTGTACTTCCTGCAGATCAGAGGCGAGGCTGACGGCCTCCTTGCCGAAAGATACGAGGGCCTTGGTTCCAAAAGCGGCGACCGCCATTTTCCCAATCTTGGAGAATATGCCGGTGATTTTCTGCGAGGATTGGCTGACCATGTTTCCCACGCCGCCGATCTGCTGCTTCACGCCTTTTATAGAACGGTTGAACTGGTCAACCTTGGCGCTGATGATGACTTGTAGCTGCTCCGCCGTCAACCTCTTTTACCTCCTTTCTGCGTCTGTTATGGGCTTCCGCGTACCGCATAAGGCGCTCTTTGGCAATCCGCCAATCTTGTACCTTGTCCGGTTCTTCGAACAGCCCTGGATAGGCCTCGTGAATGGCGGGGAATTTACCGCAAAATGCCGATCCGATCAGATTGGCAAGGCGGTAGTCCATGGCCGCCCGCTCCTCTAAAGCGGCTTTTCTGCGCCGCTGATAGCTCAATAGATGGTCGGCTATTTCTCCGGGCGTAGCCTCCCAAAATTCCCATGGGGTCATTCCCGCGTCAAGCGCGTTGGGTAAGGTCTGCCGGAACAAATCTGAAAAGGTTTGCGGGGCGGCCTCCCCGCTTATTCGTTTGGGTCGGTTTCCCCCGGCGCTTCATCCGAGAAAATGCCGGATACCTTGAACACGTCAATAATTACGGGGATCAGGTCATACATGTTATGACCTTCTTCCACGTATTCATCGTAGAGACGGTATACGGCGTCCTCCGTATATCCATGTTCAAGCGCCTGCAGCGAGGCATGGATAACCGTCAGCACGTCAGATAGGGTAGGGAGGTTCCCGGAAGCGCCGTCCAGGAACATGCCGATTGGATTCCGGCCGAGCTTCTTCTCCATGGCCACGCAGGCCCGCGCCGTGATTCGCAGTTTTAGGGCTTTGCCGCCCACCTGAAATTCGGTATAAAGCATGTTTTAACCTCCTGTGCTCGGATTTGTTACGGTTACATCGCTGTTGAGGGCAATGCTCACCGTGAAATACAAGGCCGCTCCAACGGAAACGCTATCCAGCTTCACCGTCGGATAGCCGGAAAAGGCAAAAGCGGTTCCATCCGGCAAACTGACTTGCCAATCCACAAGGGTTCCGTCGGTTTCCAGGCCTTTGACGATTCTGTAATTTGCTCCCTCGGAGGCGTTGTCGTATAGGAATTTAAAATCCAGGTCTCCGTAATCCTTGATACCGTTGATATATCGCTTTGCGTTGTCCGCCAGGGTGGTAACGTCCACTTTCTCCGGGCTGCCGCCGATTTCAGGAACCTCCGTTAAATTCGGGATATCCGTATAAGTGGAGGCTTCTGCGCCGCTTTTATACCCGATTTTTGTGTTAAGTGATAACAATCCGGCCATGTTTATTCTCCTTTCCATCGTTCCGCCATGGTGGCGGTGTAGATCATAACCGTACAATGTCTCCCGGCGGCTGAAAGCTCCCCGCCGCCTGTGCGTTTATAGCCAAGCCTGCGCATGGCTTCCGATACCTTGCCAGCGTATTCCTGCGCGGTTTCCCGCCTGTTTGCCCATACTTTCAGCGTAACGGTCACTTCGATATACCCGAGGGTGTCTCCGACCGCCGTGTCTGTGTAATTGGTTTCCCGGTAGGTGATACAAGGGACCTTGGTCCCGCTGGATATCCACGGTTCCGGGTGCGTGGGGAGTATCGTGTCTAGAGCAGCAACAAGCTCCGGTATGTAGTCAACCACTACAAATCCCCCCGTATTCCCGCAGCAATCAGCTTTTTCACGCCGTCCACGTTATCCTGCAGAGCAGGAGCTAAAAAGGGTTGCGGTTCCTGCCCGCTGGTGGTGTGCCATTCGCCTTTTGCGTCCTGATATTTCCACGGAACATCCTGTCGGCCATCTCCATTGACTGCAAAAAGGCCGGTGCCTAGCTCTACGTAGGGGGCGTATTCCTTATTGGTCCCTACGATTCCGGCAGGCTCCCGGCCCGGTTTCGGTTCCACTATCGTGATGGATCCCTGCAGTTCTCCCATATCCACTGGGCAGTTGCCGACAGCGGCTTTCTGTACCAAAAGGCAAGCCTCAGTTATCCCTTTCAGAAGCCCATCCATTTTTTCCATACCATTCAGCCGAACCATGAGCTTGTCGCAATTCACGTGTTTCATGGCTGCCATTCCTCCAAGATCAATTGAATCATCCGGCCGGATGGGTTTACCAGCTTGACCTTCAACCGCTTATTCCCGTACTGGATCAGATGGGATTCGGTTATAGTCCGGTCGTTTGTCAGGCCGATATACTGGCAATCCTTGTAATTGACGTTATCCGCTACGGATTGCGCATATAGGGAAATGGACAAGCGGGCGGTCCCGGCCTCTACCGGTTCCACCCGCTCTCCATATCGGTCTTTATCTTCCGGGATAAGCCACAGGGGGTATACCCGCATTCCCGTTTCGATCACAAAACCACCAGCTTCCTATACCGGCGTAGAATATCCGCGATTTCCGCCGGATATCCGTCAATATAGGCTTCCGAGGTTCCGCTGTACCCCTGTGAGGAAAGGCCATCCGATCCTGTGCGGTTGACCTTCACCAGCGCCATGCGCACGACAGCGACGGCCAATCCATCCGGCACATCCTCTCGGCGGCAATAGGCCAAAGCCTCCGCCTCCGCTTCGTCCAGTACCAGCGATAGGTATTCGTCCGTATAGTTTGCGGCGCGATCCACCAACAGGATTTTTAGCTTCTGCAGCGGTTCCATGGCTTGCCCTCCTCCTTAAGTGGCTGCCTCCGTAATCTTGATGGACTTGGTTTCATCCACCAGCGCAACAAGGCCGTGACGCTCATACACCACCGTGTTGTCCTTGGTTTCGATGTCCCTGTCCTGCTCTACAGAGCCTTCCCTTTTCACAAAAAAGGTAATAGCGTCCTTGCTGGTAACATAGATTGTTTTAGCAGGGACCAGTTTAGAGAACAGGCAAGGGAGGCCGCATATGGTGCCGAACTGGCCAGTATACAGCATTTCGCCCTGCTTGGAGGACTTATAATCCGGGTCTTTACGGAAGGCGGCCTTCATGTCGTTGCCCATCAAAATAAACATACCGTCTTCGACTTCCTGGTTCAGCGTCTGCAATGCGTCCACAATGGTATCGTAGTCGGGGGTGGAGCCTTTGGCATAGGTATGTTCATTGGTGATTTTGGCCAGCTCTGCGAAATATTCGTCCTTGATTTGATTAGCCATAACCTGGGCCGCTCCTCTGGAAGCTGTGTCTACCACCATAGGATCCTTCATAACGTCCATGTCGTTATAGTCATAGGTCTGTTGATACCGGTTAACGGTATAATCGGTTCCAACAAAGGTTACTTTGCCGCGCTCGGTGTTTTTCGCGCCTTTGGCTAGCTTCTCCACCTTGCCGGAATAGGTGTATTTATTGACGGTTTTCGTCAACCCCGCCGCTTCCGCCAAGCTGTGATCGATGGTCATGAGAGACCGGACTTCAAGTTTGGTGTTTACAAGGTCGGTGATTTTGTTTTCCAACACCTTGTTATCGTACAATACATGTGCGGTTGCCATAATTTTTCCTCCTTATCAAGTGCCCGTAAGCTGCTTGTACAGCTCCGGGTTGTTTTGGTATATCTCCTGTTGCTGCATGAGATTCATCCGGGCAAACGCCGCCTTATCGATCACATGATCCGGCGGAAGGTTACGCCTCGGTGTGTTTCCCGCCATGCGGCGCTCTACTTCTGCTTTGACAGAGGCCTTGAACTCCTTTTCCAGTTCATTTATGTTGTCCATCATGGTTTCCGCGTCGGCGGCCACTACGAACCGGACAAGGCCGGGACGGATTCCCTTATCCGCTAGGATTTTCAGCGCCTCGGCGGTGTTTTCCGCTACCAATAGCCTTTCTTCCCGTTCAGCAAGTTCCCGTTCCTTTTGCTCTAGCTGGTATTGCGCTTTTTGATCGGCGGACATGGCGGCCAGTTTTTCCGCCTCTTTCACAGCCGCGGCCTTTTTTCGTTCTGCCTTCCTCATGGCGTCGGTGACGCGACGGTCCGTTTCGCGCCTTAAAAGCTCCTGGACTTCTTCTCGGGTGAATGTGGATTTTCCCTCCTGGTCGATCTGTTCGACCGTGGTTTCGGTCGGTTCCGCCTCTCGGACGGCCCCTGCTTTGGTTTCCTCCATGTGTTTTTCTCCTTTCGGCGGTTGCGGCGCATGACCGCCCCCTATATTGCCCGCGTTGCGGCGCATGACCGCCCCGCTGAGTGCCTTATGTTTTTTTCTTCCTGGGTCCTCTTACAACCGGGACAATTTCTCCCCCGTTTTTCATGGTGATTACCGCGACAATCCTGCCACGACAGTTCGGGTGTACGGGTGGAAAATTTACCCCCGGCTTCTTATCGGCAAAAGCAAAGGTTTTCCCGTTCAGCCCCCGGCAGGCCGGGCATGTCCTCCCGTCCAGAGTGTTGACGAATTGGTAATGGGTGGTTCCTGCTCGGGTGTATATCTCTGCCGCCGCTTCATTCTGCACGTGGGTTAGCTCCGTTCTGGCTATTCGTTCTGCCGCGTTGTATCCCACGCCGAAATCCTTTTGAAGCTGTTTGACAAGCTCTGACTTTTTGGCTCCTCTGACAACACAGTCAACAAGACCTTTTTCAATCCTTTGCTGTAGGGCCGTTTTGTTGTTCCACACGCGATCAGACCAATATAGACCATCCGAGCACCAAACGCTGTTGATGATCTGTTCCGCTTGTACGGGATTATAGGCCGTCCACACCGGTCGGGCGGCGTTGTCCGGTATGGCGCTTGGCATATTTTCATTTATCCAGTCGTACAGCTCTTTATATTTCGCTGTTTGCATGGCGATTTCCTGTTCGCCCAGTTCCTGGAGGCGCTTGTATATTTCTCTCTGCAGATCGTAATACCGCCCGTATTTGTAGAGATCGTTCGGCCGGATAATCCCATCAACGCTTTCATCGGTCAGCTTGTCGAACAAGCGTAAAATGTCCCGTTCGATATCTGCCGCCGCCGCCCGGTAATACTGGACCAACCGTCGATTTATGTCAGTCAGCGTCTTGTCACCCATTATTTGCTGTTGTGTGGATATCCTCTCCGCCCAATACTGTCCGTTGGGTTTCGTCATTCATTTCCGCCTCCCCGCCGCCAAAGCTGTACAGCTCCATGTTTTCAGCCTTCTGCGCCTTGACTGCTTCCATTTCCGCGTCCGCGTCAGCGATAAAAGGAAGCTGGGTTAAAAGCGTCTTATCGGAAACGAGGCCGCGCAGCGTATTCACCATGTTTGCCGCTTCCGTTTCATTTACCGGGATATTGCGGTCTATGATGATATCCACATCTCTCCACACGTCATCCGAGCCGGTTATGCCCAAAATAGTGCAGATCAGCTCTATCCTTTTTTGCAAAGCCTTTTTGAAATTGGAGGCAATGGCCGAAGCGGCATTCTCGAACCCCAGCAACCTGAACCGCAGGGCGATCCCGGACGATACTCCAAAGGATTCTTGCGAAAAATCAGGGCTATTAGCTATTTTGTGTATGGTGTCGTTTATGTTCTGGAGCATGTTTTGAATCTGCGTATCCGATACGCTTTTTGTAATATATTTCGCGTCCCCGCCTTCTGGGATCACAAGGACGCGGTTTTCCTTCATGGCCTGAACATTTTCCTCATCCACTTCCATACCGGTAAGGGCAAGATAGGCGTCACAAAACGCCTCAAAATCGTCTACTTCACCGGAAAGAAGGGTGTTGTATGCGTCCTGCAACCCCATGATTTTGTAGAAGATGGGGTATTCGTCATCGTTTAACGGAAGAACGATAACCGGCACCTGGCCATAATGATGGGGTTCTCTGCTCTGCAGGATTAGCCCGGTAAATTCGCTCCCACAATAATATCGATCCTGGTATTCACCGTCGTACACTTCCACAACAAACCCATCGTTACTATCTAGTGTGGAACGCGGATAAAACCGGATGAAATATAAGATATCCCGCGTGATGGTGTTGGCGTATACCGGAATCCCTTCTCGCGTGTCGATCAGGTCAAAGCGCGGTTTCCCGTATTCGTCCACATAATGCAGTTCATAGGATTTTCCGTATATCAGGGAGGAACGCAAAAACGCGCCGTCTTTTGCGGCAGCGTCATTGTATTTTAAAACTTCCTGGATATCGTCTATATTATCCTGACTGTTGTATGACACGGGAAGGCCGGTCAAATACCCGTTATAGTTGTTCACGATGTTATCACAATAGTTTGTAACGATCCGGTTACAAGGCTTTGTGCTGTCGTTGTAGGTCTTTCCCATAATCGCCTGCTCACCGTCGAAATACTTCCGGTATTTGGACAGCTTTGGCATTTCGGAAGAAACGTAGCGCATGACGATCAATCCGACTTGCTCCGGCGTCAACTGCATATCCGGTTCTATCAAGATCATGTGTGTTCCCCCTCACAGCCCGAAAAGGGCTTTGCTCATTGTTTGCAGCTTGTTCATACTGGTAACGCTTTGCAAGCCGTAGCGCACCGCGTCCAGGCAATGGTTATACGCGTCAACCGGTTTATTGATATATTCTCCGGTTTTCCGGTCCTTTTCCCATGTGTAGTTCTCCGTCTCCTCCCGGGTGTTTGTGCAGCGTTCGTCCAAAATAATCCGCTGCTGATTGATCCATTGAATGCCATGGACAACGCTGTCCGGGCCTTTTCTGGATTCCCGGATACGCGGAACGCCCGCTCTCCGTATTTCCGCTATGCTTTTCTGTTCGGCCGCGTCGGCTATGATGATCTCTTTCGACAATCCCAATTCAATAATCCGGGACGCGATTTCATCGTTCAACATGCCGGTTTTGACGTATTCCCCGGTTATGTAGATAGTGTGGTTGGCTTCGTCCCAGTATCCCCAAACCAGGGCGGACGGGTCGTTTATATACCCGAAATCCAGCCCAACCCACAATTTCAGCCCTGCAACCTCTGCCGATGGGATAATCCTGCACTCGACGCACGGGTATACCAGCCTGTCCAGCGTGGCAAATTCGCCCAATGCATAAATGCGATAATAGGCGGGGTTACGCCGCTGCATATCCTCCAGAGTGGAAATATAGCTCGCGGGAAGGAATCGGTTGTCCTTGTAATTGGTTTGGACTATGACCGATTCCTTCGGCGGATCAAGGAAGAAATGGGCATATACCCAATTGGCTTTTGATACCGGGTTGAACATCAAATATATTTGCGGGTCCGGGTCAGGCGGACGCAGGCGTAAATCTAATTGGGTGAAATCGTCCTCCGTCAGCTCCGTGGCCTCCTCGATAACAATATCCGTTATGCCGGTTATGGACTTGATTTTCTCCCTATCGTCCAGCCCCTTGAATAACAGCATGGAACCGTTCGGAAGCGTGATTCTCATATCTGTGCGGTTGACTACGCAGCTTTGTAAAATACCCGCTTCTACCAGCAGATCAAGAAATAGCTGGAATATGCTGTCCCGCAGCGTTACGCCCACCTTCCGCACCACCAGCACCTTCCGGCGCCGGTTCATGGCTTTCAATAACACCTTTTGCGCGGCTCCGTAGCTCTTACCGGTGCCCGCCCCGCCGTAATATACCTCTTGCCGGTGGGAATAGTCCGTCAGGCGTTTCCATACCCATTCGTTAAAGGCTGCCGGGTTAAGTCTGCGCCCCTTCTTCACCATCCTCCACACCACCGATATACCAATTTGTGGGCTGGATCGTGACCTCTCGTTTTTCCGCAAACATACCGATATGCTTACCAATCAGCTCCAGCGCCTTCAATGCTCCTTTGCTGTCGAATACATATTCGCCGGTTTCTACCTTGCATTTTTCGTCCGGGTCCCATTCCATGACAGGCGAAACGGCCATGCATTTTTCCAGCGTCTCACACAACCGAATGAGAACCCAATCAGATGATATACTCAGCCGTTTCGCCTGCTCCTCTTGTAACTGTCGCACGCGCGCGAGGATGTCAGGTTTTGACAGGAGGTCGGAGGCGGTTCTGTTCGCTGTCTTTTCCGCGTAGCCCGCTCTTATGGCCGCCTTGGTTCCGTTGTAGTCTATCGTGTACTCCAGACAAAACCGCTCATGCTTGTCTTTTAGTTTCATTCCGCCACCCCCCCTTTGGATAATAGCAAAAGCGCCCCGGTTTCCCTGGGCGCTCTTTCACTGGTTGCATTGTATCACGAATGTACGTCCTCTGTGTTACCCTTTCAAACATATCCTTTTGACTGCGCGAGAAGGTAAAAGAACACCCGCCGCATATCGTAGAATTTCCGCCGCCCACAGCTTACCGGCATATACTCCCACGCTATTCCCTGGGTTACATTTTTCAGCAGCCATAAAGCGTCCTTACCCGCAGCGGCCGCCGCCGTCCGTTCGATCAGTTCTATATCACCTGAGAGCACAGAGGCCCGCTCCGCGTTTCGGCCTGTGGAATCACCCGGCCCGTTCCCGGAAGGCATTCCCGTGATTTGCGGGCTTTTATACGGGGATTCCAGTTCCCTCAACCTCCGCTTCTTTTCGGGGTACTGCAAGCAAAAATTATGTAGTTCCCGGTATGCGTATTTCCCAATACTATACCGTTCTAGTCTCAGGTCTCGCTTATTCGGCATTGCTTATCCTCCACGCGGTCCAACCGCACCCCCACAACATTTTGACAACCACACAAAGGGCAATCAAAGGCATCGTATTTTTTATTTCCATTTGCCAGACTCTGCACTAAGCCTCCATTGTCTCCAACAGTATATCGTTCAAGTTTATTTGCATTAAATCTAAAACCGCATATTTTGCATTTATATTTTTCTACCATTGTTTTCCCTCACTTTTTCCGCAGCGTATCAATTACGGCCTTTACAATCATAACCCCTAGCCCGAGGGCCATAATACTCCCGAGCATGTACAGACTATTGATGAATATGCTTGCCATTTTTACCATCCCCCTTTATGATAATGAGACTTGTCGAACCGGGATAATACCAGCTATGTCTAGGCCCATATATCTCCCCTGTTAGGTGGTGCTCATATAACCAGGGTGTTAGCTGTTGTAGAATATCGCCAAAATAATCATAAGGCTGAGATATAAACCAAACTTCGCCGGATCGCGAATTTTTGAATAGCCTTGCGTGATCCGTACATGGTGGTCGTTCTGGATTAAAATGGTATCCGTGTCCGCCACATTGCAAATATCGAATTAGGTCATTGGGATTTTCCCACGTGTACAAATCGGCTCCTGTGATCCTGGCCCAGCAGTCGAATACTTCTACGCTGGCGTTCGGTAATCGTTCCAAATACATTCGGTAGCTACCAATTTTATACCATCTCATGTCGGTTTCCCTCCAACCTCTTCCGGGCTTCAACAAATGCCTTTGCCTGCTCGTCCATATCAAATACTCCTATCAGCAGAAATCCAGGATTTTTATTCCCGCATTCTCTCATAAATGCTCTTTTCCTTCGGTTCAATATCCGGCGGTATATCAAAGTCATTGCCTTCGCCTGCCTCGGCCTGAGAAATGCTTCCCGTTTTCCTGTGGCTCCTGGAAGTGACGGTATAGGTAGTGCACATGGACCGGATTCTGTCACATATCCGATCCCCCAATTTCTGGCGCAGCTCCATAATATCCGCGTTGGTGGTGATTACTACCGGGGTACAGTCGTTGTATCTCCGGTCGATGATTTCAAACAAGCGTTCCCTTGCCCAATCGCTGGGCTTTTCTGCTCCCAAATCATCCAATACTAGAAGTTTAGCCTCTTGATACCGCCGGATAATCTCCTGGGCACTACTGGATACGCTCGAATTGTATGTTTCTCTTAGCCGTTCCATCAATTCCACCGTCCCAATGAACCGGGTTCCGCTGGACGGCGTAATTCCGCACCGAATCCCATCGCCGCACCACTCCGCTTCATAATCCGAAATCGGCACATAATCTATTGCGGCGTTTACGATGGCGGCGGCAAGATGGGTTTTTCCGCTTCCCACGCCGCCGATCAGCAACAGGCCGGTTCCGTCGTTCTTTCCCTCTATGTACGCCTTAGCAAATGCTCTGGCCGCCTGGAAAGCCTCTGTTTGTCCCTTGTCCGGCTGATAGTTGCGGAACCTCTGGTTAAAATTTCGCTTGCTTAATCCAGCAAATTCCCGCATATCCAGGCGAATCCGTTCGCGGCCTTGGATAATCCGCTGTTCCCGTTCCTTCTCTTCCCGCTCGATCACGCAGCGGCATTTCAGCGGCATATTGTATTCCGTACCCATAAGCTCGGTATGTCCGTATACGATGGGTTTTCCGCATTCCGGGCAAAATTCCGTATCGCTGATGGTTTCATAATGGTTTCCGTCCATCCTCAGTCCTCCCATCTTGTATTCTCGTACCGGGAAGTATCCGTATAATCCGGTTGGGCCGCCGCTCCGTTCTTTCCGTCGTAGTTTCCTTCCAGAATCTTGGTGAGGTTGGCCGGTTTCAGTATCCAATCAAAACCGCAAATCCATTTTTTCACCCTGCCGGATAGAAAGTCCGATCTTTCTACCCTTTGAAACAGGGATTCGAACCCGCCGTTTGCCTCCACCGTCTTAGAGGCCCTTTTAATTGCTTTCCTTCTTGGTTCCGTAATGATCTTGATTTTTGGCTGTGAAGTGCATATTCGGTTGAAAGAATCCATGATGGACTGATAATCCATCGGAGCGGGAGGCTCGTCGCCAGACGTAAGAGTATCTATCTCTTTCTCTATCTCTATCTCTTTCTCTTTCTCTCTCTCTGTGTTACACGTAACACTTGGTAACGCACATTGTAACGAATCGCCGTCACATTGTAACTCTCCCCCCCTTTTGCGCTCCCTATAGTTCCTTACGCGCGCAGCGGAATCGCACTCGCTGTCCATATTTTTTACGGCCTCTGTCAGCATATATTCTCCGTCATTGATAATTTCAATCAGGTTATGCTTTTGCAGGAATAAAAGCGTTACCTGAACATCATCGGTTGCTTCGTCCAGTTTCAGCGCCAATTCTTTATCAAAAGTATCTTCTACATTTTCAAACGGAATGATCCCTTCGTTACGCAGACTAAGGAGCTGCATTTTTAGATAGATGATGGTGTAGGTGTCACCCCCTGCCATGCGCCGCAGCTTTTTTATAACCGTCTGGTCGAAAAAACCCTCCCGCAGCTTCAACCACCAGAACCGTTTTGTTTTTTCGCTCACTTTTTTGCCTCCCTTGCATGATACCGGATCACAATATCCATTGCTTTCTGGCGTTCCGCCAGTGAGATAAGAACGCCTATTTCATCGCGACTTACTTTTTCAAGCGAAACACCTTGATATGATTCATCATCAAATGGACCGTCATATAAAAACACGCTGTATACCGGTTTGTCCGATTCTGAATACATACTGTTCTGTGCCAACTATATCCCTCCCCGCTCAACCAATGCTCGGATGAATGTGTAGATCAGGCACAATTCCCTATCACCTACACGGTCAACCATTTTTTTGATTCGGTCTCTGTACCATTTACCATCAGGCATCGCTTTCACCTTCGTTACTTAGTAAATAGACACTCTGGATAAACTTATAAATCCGTTTCAGTGACTCCGGGTTATGGATATAGCCAAGAATACGGTTAATCACGTATTTGTATGTGGCTTCGTCGTGTTCAATCATTTTTACACATCCCTTCCAAATAGGCTATCAGAGCTTCCGTTACCAATTTCGGGTTGCGTTTCGTGTGAATATATTCCGCCAGCTTGCGAATGTTCGGCGGAATCGCTTCATACCTGCTGCGTTTATCTGCGTCAATGGCGTTCGCCAATTCTACAAACTTGTCAAACTTCAATTTCGGGTCAATATATCCGGTATATGTATTGGTTTCCATATCGTACTGGAAGCAAGGCGCTAGTCCTGGAATAAGATGGTAGGTAACGCCACGAAAAACAACGGTATCGCTCATTTCTATTCCTCCTCTTGATTCCGGGCGGCTGCCGTGGTATAATCTCCATAGCGGCCGATTTCGGCTGTTTTGGTTGCAGTCAACGCTTCACTTTGGACGGTGGGGGCGTTGGCTGCTCTTTTATAGTCGCTTGTCTTTCGTGCGTTTGCAAAGATTTCACGAATTTCCTTTAACCACTGTCTGACGTTTTCTTTCGTGATAGTCTGTATCATGGATTGATATTCCGGGTCTGGATCACAAGCTGCTATGTAAAGCCATTCTCGATACTGCCGTGGTAATTTTGCAATTTTCTCCATAAGCCGCCTACTCTGTTCATCCAATTTTTCATTCATGCCGATCAGTTCCTTTCATCCGCTTAATTTCTTCCAGTGTAACAGGTTCACGCCGGGTTACTTTTTCCAGATTTACCGCGCGGGTCAACAGTTTCACGGCGAATAGGGGATTGTTCCGGTGCAGGATGGCAAGGATTTCACGCTCTATGCTATCCATATCGATCATCCTTCCGATTTCTCGTGGGGTATGTCATCGCTCGTGCTTTCGCGAAATCCCAAAGCGATCTTTACGGAGAGGTTGTAATAGGATATATCTCTATAACCGACCACTTCTGCAGCGGCTTCGATGGCCTTCATTCCTTTATAGAGCTGCCGCAGCTTCCAGTAATTTATGCCGCATATTCTAGCCGCTTTGAAATTTTCAAAGATATATTCCAGGTTGGAGAGTGTTTGGGGAAAATGGGTTAAAATACTTCTTAGGTTTTTCGATTCGCTTTTCATTGCAATACCTCCTTTTTATGTGCCGTTTACCGGCCTTGCAAGCCCGAAT